GATACCGATATTGGTATAATAGATACAGTAAATGTTGAAGGTGAGAATATAACTAATCAAAAAACGGTAAATATTAATATCGAAACCTAAAATTAGGGGGATAATATGAGTCTGAGTAATGTCGTATCGGTTAATATTACAAGAGAAACTAAATCCATATCGCAAGCGGGTTTTGGTACTTGTCTTGTGGTTGGTGAAAATCCCACGTTTGGAGGTAGAATCAAATATTATTCTGGGGATACCATTTTAGATGATGTATCTTCCGATTTGACCGGTGGTTCGAGTGACCCGGAATATACTGCAATATCCAAAATACTGTCACAATCACCTTCTCCAAACCGTGTAGCGTTAGGTAGAGTTGATGTTGAAGACGCAAATATGGCCGGTACTCTCGATAGTATCAAAACGGAAAGTAATGATTGGTATGGCCTTGTTGTTGTGTCAAGAACAGTAGGGGATGTAAAGGGTACTGGTAGCGCATCTGAATGGGCTGAAGCTAACGATAAGATTTTCGGGACAGCGTCAGATGATACAGACATAATTGGTGTTGCGGAGGGAACAGGTTCAACCGATATTGCACAGGCGTTTAAGGATAGCGCGCTGGATAGATCGTTCGTTATTTATCATCCTGATGCGGGTTCCGATTACCCGGAAGCAGCTTTGTTTGGCAGAATCCTGCCTAAAAACCCCGGTTCGTATACGGCTAAATTTAAGGTTTTGTCAGCTATTTCTGTTACTGATTTGGATGGTACACAATCAAAAAACGCAACTGATAAAAAATGTAATATTTACACAGAAATCGGTGGTGTTAATATACTCCGGAATGGTACAATGGGTTCTGGAGAATGGATTGATATAATCCATTTTATAGACTGGCTTACTGCAAGAATACAGGAGAATGTGTATGGCCTTCTTGTAAGAGAAGATAAAGTACCCTATACTAACCCCGGTATTACTTCTGTGGAAATGCAGGTAAAACAGATTCTGCAAATAGGACAAAATAGAGGCGGTATTTCACCCACAGCATTTGATCAAGATAATAAACAGGTGGGTGGGTATTATACGAGTGTTCCGAGTTTATCATCGATACCAACTAATGATAAAGCAAGTAGAACATTAAACAACGTAAAATTCACGGCATTTTTGGCCGGTGCAATACACAAAGTAAGTATTAATGGAGTTGTAACGTATTAATGATTAGTAAACAACAAACAAAGGAGAAAAATAATGCCGTTAAGAACGTATGATCCTAAGAATGTAATCGTTACATTTGGTGGTATAGCTTTGGGTGGGTTTGCTGATGGTACTTTTGTAGCTGTTGAACGCGAAAACGATGCTTTTAGCAAAGAATCTGGGGCGGATGGTGTAGTTAGCAGGGCTAAATCAAATGACAAAAGTGGTAATGCTACAATTACCCTGTCACAAACATCACCAAGTAATGATATTTTATCGATTTTTCACGCAGCAGATGAATCGGCGAATGAGGGAGTGAAGCCGTTTGTAATTAAGGAAATCGGTTCCGGTTCCTTGTTCGTGTCCGCTTTTGGGTGGATTAGGAAGATACCAAGTATCGAATATGCCAAGGAGATTTCAACAAGAGAATGGACTATTGATTTGGCGGATTTGGATGTTTTTGTTGGTGGTGTACCAAATAACGAATAATTATTCAAATTAAATGGAGGTTTAGTATGGCTATTGAGTCATTCGAAAAAGAGATTGACGGTCGTAATGTATATGTATCACAGTTTCCGGCGAGAAAAGGCCATTCCATATTAATTAGGTTGTTGAAGTATGCTAGTCCGGTTTTGTCAAAATTACCAGATTTGGTTAAAAATACCGATACTGCTAACAATGATGGGTTTAGTTTAGAGCAGGTACTTAATTCTGATGTGGATATTGGCGAGATTCTGAATGCAGTAATTAGTAGCGTAGATGAAAAATCCGAAAAGTTGATTTTCGACATGATAAAATACGTGAGGGTTGATGATAAAGAAGTAAGCAGACCCGAAGTATTCGATGATGTGTTCTGTGGCGAGTATGTATTTTTATACAAAGTTATGTTTTTTGTCTGTAAATGTAACGCTTTTTTCGGAAAGGGCGGTACTGGATAGATACCACAGAAAAAAGTGGTAACAATGTGCCGCCATATTTAAAGAAAATATTCGACAATGTGGATGGGGAATTAAAGTCGGAGTGGTTAATATTTAATCCAATTATTTCCGGTATGTCAACTCTTCGTGACATGGAGGAGTGGTATAATTTTGATGACATGTTAAGACTTAACGCAGTTTGTGATATAAAAACAGCAGTAAAAAATAAAAGCATTGACGAAGCAACAAAGGCAATTAGAAAATGATAGAATCAACACCAACGATATTTGCTGCCATAATTGGGATAATGGGCGTTTTGCTTGGTTCGGTTTTGACATACTTTATTACTATAATTACTCAATCCAAGACAGTCCAAGCCATGATTGATAAACACCAAGACGAGTGTATAGCACGCAGGGATATACAGGTGATAAAATCGGCGATTGTTTGGCTAGTTACAAAAAATGGCGGTAAACTTTCTGATTTAGGACTAGATAAATAATGGTAGTAAGGGAATTAGTAAATAAAATAGGGTATGATGTAGATACTGCCGCTATGCGTAGAGCGGAAAATTCCATGAAGCAATTCACGGAAAAGGCAAGAAAATTAGGCAAGAACATGACCATGTTTTTTAGCGTTCCTGCTGCCGGGTTATCCGCATTATCATTAAAAATGGCCGCAGATGCAAGGAAAACAAGAATAGCATTTGAAACATTGACAAGGAGCGCGGAAAAAGGGAAAGAGGCATACAAGGAGGTCATAGATTTTGCCGCTAAAACACCATTTAATTTACCCGGTGTAAAAAGTGCGGCCACCATGTTGCTTAGTTCCGGTGTACAAACAAGGAATATGAGAACAGATTTGCAAATGCTTGGTGATGTTGCAGCAGGCGTTAACGCACCAATACAACAATTAACAAGGGCGTTTATACAGGTTAAGGGAGCGGGTAGAGTAATGGGCGAAGAATTGATGCAATTTAGAGAGGCAGGGGTAGGTTCATTAATACCAATGTTATCGGAAGTTACGGGGGTTTCCGTTCAAGAAATATCTAAAAATGCTGCCGATGTTGGTATTAGCTTTGAAGATTTAAGAGAGGCGTTTAGAAGAATGACAGCGGAGGGTGGGCAATTTCATGGTATGTTAAATAAAATGTCGCAGGATTTTGGTGGGTTAATGACAACTGTTATAGGTTCGTTAAGATTACTCGCGGTTTCGTGGGGCAATGCCTTAATAGAAACATTACGTCTTAATTGGGTATTGACAAGTACCATAAAGGTACTACGTAGAGTATGGGAATGGTTCGATAATTTGAGTAGTGGTGTTAGGGGGTTGGTTGTTGCTGTAACTGCCGGGTTAACTGTAGCTGCACCGATTATATGGTTTTTAAGTGTAATTGTACCAATGATCAAAGGACTAAATATAGTAGTAGGTATTCTTAACGCTAAAATATTATTAATACCGGCCATAGTGGCAAGTATAGTGGCGGCCGTGTATTTGGCGTTTAATGATATAAAAACATGGGTACAGGGCGGTGATTCTATTATTGGTGATTTTCTTGGATCGTGGGATAAATTTGCTCCTAAAGTTGAATACGCTGTTAAAGTAGTAAGATATGCGTTTGTCGTAATAGCAGGCGCGTTTAAAAAAGTATGGAAAGCTATAGAACCCATACTTAAAGAATTATCATTATGGGTTTTTGATTCTTTAGGCAATGCATTTAAATATATATTGAGTTTTCTTAAAGCAATATTTAGTTATGTGTCTAATATTGTTGATGGTATAATAAATAAGGACTTAAAAAAGGTATCGTACGGCGTACGTGGTATTATTAGTTCGTTTTACGTAATGGTGGAGGATTTTGTTAACTGGGTATTTAATACTCTGTCTAATTTCGTAATGAGACTTGCGTCTAATGTATTGGATTTTAGTTGGTTGCCGGTTAAAGTGAGGGTTTTAATTAGTGATTTATTAAATACAATTTCTGTTGTAACTAAAATTATAGGAAATATACTTGAATCAATATACGGACTCGTATCAGCTCTATTTGCCGATAACGAACAAAAATTCACTGATAATTTAAAGAAACTAATTTGGAATGTGCTTGCTCTAATCGGTGGTGCATTGAAGATTGCATATCAATTGGTTTTTAGAGCATTGCCAATGGTATCAAAAGCAATCCAAAAGATACTAACTAAATTAATCGTGTGGACAGGTCGAATTATATTAAAATCTGGAATGGAAATAGGTAAAAAATTAAAAACCGCGTTTTTAGATGGTGTTAAAGGTGCAGGTAAAGCAGCTATCGATTTTCTAACTCCAGGGATCGATTTATTTAATAAGAATAAAAATAAAGCAGTTGATGGTGGGGCGTTAATGCAATTACCAACAATGAACCAAGGGCAATTTGCCGGGGTACCAAGTGGTTTTACCAGTAATGATAATAGACAAAATATAAGTATGCAGAACAAATTTGAGATTAATGTACCGCAGGGTATGAATACGAATGATGCTGAAGATTTGACGGAACAAATAAAAGAGAATGTTGATCGTAAATTCAAAAAATCCATGGATGAACTTTTAAATACGAATAAATAAAATGGCGGTATCTCTTCTTTTAAATAAAACGGGGTTGAGTGATAAACGTGTAACCGGCGCTGTGTTTGGTTTCGGTATAAAAGGAGATAATGTACCAAGCCCATTGTTAACTCTTGATGTATCAATTTCAGAAAATTACGAATACCAATCTAAAATAACGGAAATGCCTATCGAAGATGGCTCTGAAATTTCAGATAATGTTGTTCATTCACCAAGCAGATTAAATTTGGAGGGTTTTGTATCAAATTCTCCAATTAAATGGTTCGGTGATGTAACACAAAACGCGGTTTTAGGGGGAGTTGATTCATCCACAAGTATGTACGATAGCAGTACAAATAAAGTAATCGGGTATAACCAAAACAGAGTTATATCGGCGTTTAACATAATTGAGAATATGTATTTTTCGAGTGTACCTTTTGACGTGTTAACCGGATTGAAATTGTATAAAAGTATGCTATTTGAATCTATTAACATACCAAGGGATAGAAGAACAGGCGATACGTTTAGATTTACAGCTAAACTAAAACAAATCAGG